GGCAGTGGAGTGGTTTTTTCACAAAGTAATGACATTTTATGTACCTGATGATTTAGAAGAATTTGAAATGTTTATGGAAATAGTACAACAAGCCAAAGAGATGCAAAAAGACCAACACATAAAAAGTTGGGAAACTGGTCTAATGAAAGTTGACTTTAATGAATACTATAACGAAACCTACGGAGATGACAAACAATAAACAACAAACTAATAGATTTTTAACATTTTTTCTGTCATTAATATTGATTTACTTAATGGCATCGGCTTCAATGTGGGATTTTAATCCATCTCACTGGAACAAAGCATTTACAAGTATGTTGGCAATATTTTTATGTTGTATAACTATGCTTATTGTTCAATTTAAAAAATTAAATTAATCATGACAAACAATAAACAACAAACGGCAGTGGATTGGTTGATTGAACAATTACACTATAAATATGGCGGTACTGATTTTTTTTGGACTAATATGGATGAAATTGAACAAGCAAAAGAAATGGACAAAGAGCAAAAAATAAGAGATTTTACAGATGGTTATTTATATCGTGGTGAGCAACTTCGTCCTTGGTTAATTGACAAATGGTACAACGAAACCTACGGAGATGACAAACAATAAACAACAGACGGCAGTAAGATTTGAGAGGTTCAAAGAACTCTTTCAGGTACTACCATCAATTTCAATCTATCAAAGGGAAGAAAAGTATGTAATTGGATTTACTTGGTTAGTATTTGGATTGATTATTAACATATTTAAAGGATATAAGCAATGACAAACAATAAACAACAAAAGACATACCAAGAAGCAATAGAAAAATCATTCAAAGTAAAATGGCAAATTGGAACTTGTTCTCAAGGGGAAAAATGTTGGTGCAGAACTATTAAACCAGTCGAACCAATATTTTACGAAGATGGCGGAGATGCCGAGTATTATGTTGTGGGCATGGGGGAATTGAGAAAAGAAACCGCAGAATACTTTGTTAAACTACACAACGAAACCTACGGAGGAGGTGAGCAATGAACGACAAAATAAAAGAACTCCTTGAAAACGCAGAGCAATCGGATGCAATAGCAATAAACAAATGGCGTATTGAAAACCGAGAGCAACTAAGAAAAGAGCGTAAAGAAAAATTAAAAGAACTAATGGAAAAGGATAAACAACAATATGAAAAGCGCAGTAGAAAGATTCGTTGAGTGGTTGGAAGAACACCACCCCGATGCAGTGCCATCACCCGAAGTATTACACCACCTTAAAAGGTTGGAACAAATGGACCAACAAATGGCATACAATGCAGGTTTTACAAAAGCCAAGTCATTGTATCTTGATGCAGAATGAAACATCTTGAAAGCCGTTTACAAATCAACTGCGTTAAGTGGTTTCGATTGGCATATCGCCAATGGGCAAACCATTTGATTCATGTTCCCAACGGAGGATCACGCGATTTGCGAACGGCTCAAAGATTAAAAGCCGAAGGAGTATTGCCAGGTGTAAGCGACCTTGTGTTATTCATACCCAACAAAACACACCACGGGTTATTCATTGAACTCAAAATCAAACCAAACCGACAATCCACACACCAAAAGGAATGGCAAGAACTTGTGACAAACATGGGGTATGGTTATTCATTGGTATATTCGTTTGACGAATTCCAAAAAACAATAGAAGATTACATTGGTAACACTTGAAGCCATAGCGAAAAGACACACCGAATGGTTAAAGATTGCCAATTACCTTGGGGCAACACCTGACCAAGCGGATGACATGGTGCAATCAATGTACTTGAAGTTGGCAGAAATACAATTGGCGGAAGGAAATTTTACACGACTGACAAACCACCACGGAACAATCAATACCATCTATCTTTTCAAAATGCTTCACAATGCGTTTATGGACATCAAAAGAGCCGAAAAGCATACAATACCACACCAAGACCATTTTGTTCCCGTAGAAAGCCCCGAAATGGCTGAAATGGCACATTCCGACTTGATGGGTGAGGTGAAGAACGCAATTGATGAACTCCGTGACTATGACCAAATGTTATTGGAACTCCATTTTGTGTATGGGCATAGCATGAGGGAGATAGAAAAACGCACGGGGATTCCAACACATTCGGTGTTTAACTCCATCAAGAACGCCAAACAATTTATCAAACAAAGGACACAAAACAAATACAAGATATATGCAGAAGAAAAAAGACACACGGAAACAGTTTACCGAATCACGACCATCCATCGGACTGGGGGATACGATTCAGAAGGTAACGAAAGCCACGGGGATTGAATTTTTGACCAAGTTTGTAGCGGGTGAAGATTGCGGATGCGATGCCCGTAAACACAAATTGAACAAGATATTCCCAAACCGCAAACCATTGTGCATGACCGAAGGCGAATACGATTGGTGGACACATTTCAAATCCATCAACTCCACAACATTAAGCCCAACGGAAGCAACCAAGATTGCGGAAATGTGGTCAAGGATATTCCAAAGCAAAAGAATTTACAAGCCGTGTACTTGCAACCCAAAGGCATGGCAAACCATGATTAACGAGTTGACACAAGTGTATGAAACTTATCAAGTGCAAGAATGAATGTGATGTTTGTGACCACTACAAGGTTTCAACACAAGAAAAAATTAACCCCACTGGACCACACATTGAATCCAATTTAATTTACATTTGTGATAAGTGCAAAGTCAGGTTTGCGGATCGTACACGATGGGCTGAATGGTTAACGGCAATAAAGAAATTAGATGAAGCCATATCAAAAGAATTATCTTGAACACTTTGGTTATGATAAATGTGATACAATTTATTGCGAAGTGTGTTCAGCGGTTGCCCAAGACCTACATCACATCAAAGCCCGTGGAATGGGCGGTTCTAAACTGCGTGACAATGTGGAAAATATCATGGCACTTTGCCGAAGGTGTCACGAATTTTACGGCGATAAGAAACAACACATGGATTTTTTAATCATCACACACCAAATAAAAATGCACAAATGATTGAAGCGTACAATATAAACGACATATACCTAAACGACACAAATCCAAGGGTAATTAAAAACCAAAAGTTTGAACAATTGGTTAAGTCAATCCGTGAATTCCCCGACATGACCATGGTGCGCCCATTGATTATCAACCAAGAAAACATGATTTTGGGTGGGAATATGCGATACATGGCAATGAAAGAGCTGGGATTCACCACGGTACCATGCCAAAAGGTAGATTGGGATGAAGAACGCCAAAGAGAATTCCTCATCAAAGACAACCTAAACTTTGGAGAATGGAATTGGGATGACCTTGCCAACGATTTCAACGCGGAGGATTTGGAAGATTGGGGATTGGATTTCCCAAAAGTAATTGATGAAGTGGAAGATGAACCAACCATTACCACCGAAAAAATCACTTTGGAATACACCACCGAAGAATACGACAAAGTAAAACAAGCCCTTAAAAAAATAGCATCAACACCTGAACAAGCCGTTTGGAAATTATTAGAATTATGAAAGCATGGAGGTCAGTAAACCGCACAATTCCCATTGACAACGAATGGGTATTAATAGACACAAGCCAAGTGGCTTACATCATGGATGGTCAATGGTATTTGGCACATGATGATTCGCCAATTAATGAACCATATATGTGGATGCCCATCCCACTTTTACCAAACGATTAATCATGTCACCCAAAGAAAAAGCGGAAGATTTAGTAAACAAGTATAGATATGTTGACCTTGCAACAAATTCAATCGAGTTTGCAAAAAGGTACGCAATCATTCATGTTGATGAGATACTCAAGAACTTTGGATTGTTTAGTTTAGGCAAAAAACACTATGCAAGTAACTACACGATTGAGTATTATCAAGATGTAAAAAAAGAAATTGAGCAACTATGACACCAAAAGAAAAAGCAAAAGAACTGGTCGATAAAATGTATAATACGCCACATTGTGGTATTGAGCATTTTCCAAGTAAGCATTATTGCGATTGTAGTGAAATGAATTTTTTTCAAGCCAAACAATGTGCATTGATTGCGGTTGATGAAATTATTTCCGTGATTGATGCAGAAACATTTTTCATGAGTTGGTTGTATTGGAAAGAAGTAAAAAAAGAACTTGAATTGATTTGAAAAAGATTTGAATTATGCCAAACCCTGAAAATATAATACCACCAAAGCCAGGTGAGGTTAGAAACCCCAACGGCAAACCCAAAGGAACAAAGAACCGAAGCACCATCGCAAGGAAGTGGTTGGAGGTAATGCAAGACGCAAAGAACCCCATCACGGGTGAATTGGAAAAACTATCCCAAGAAGATTTAATCACCCTTGCAATGATACACAAGGCAAGGAAAGGTGATGTTGGTGCGTACAAACAATTAATGGATAGTGGCTTCGGTATGCCCACCCAACAAATTGATGTTACCACTGAAAAACCAATCTTCAATGGTATTGACTTGGATGTAAAATAATGCTTCAACAAACCACCGCACAAAAGAAGATTGCCACCTTGCGTAAGCGGGTTAGAATCGTGCGTGGTGGAACATCCAGCTCAAAAACATTTAGTATTATTCCCATGCTTATCACCTATGCGGTGCAAAACCCAAAGTGTGAAATTAGCGTGGTGTCCGAAACCATCCCGCATTTGCGAAGGGGTGCAATCCGTGATTTCCTCAAAATCATGGACATGGTTGGAATGTACGATGTAAACAAGTGGAACAAATCTTCACTGACTTACACATTCTCAAACGAATCCTACATTGAATTCTTTTCAGCGGATCAACCGCAAAAGTTGAGGGGTGCAAGGCGTGATGTTCTATTCGTAAACGAGTGCAACAACATAGATTGGGAATCATACTATCAACTTGCCATTCGTACCCGTAAATTCATTTATTTGGATTACAACCCCGTTGCGGAATTTTGGGTGGATAGCGAATTGGTTAATGACGCTGATTCGGAAATGATTGTCCTTACCTACAAAGACAATGAAGCGTTGGATAAATCCATTGTGGCAGAAATTGAAAAGGCAAGGGATAGGGCTGAAACATCAAACTATTGGGCAAACTGGTGGAAAGTATATGGGCTTGGTGAGATTGGAAACCTTCAAGGGGTTATCTTTTCCAACTGGCAAACCATCGACAAGATTCCCGAAGATGCAAGGTTACTTGGTTGTGGTGTCGATTTTGGTTATACAAACGATCCTACGGCAATTGTAGCCGTATATGAACACAATGGTCAACGCATCATTGATGAGGTCGCATATCGCACGGGAATGCTTAATTCTGACATTGCAAAGGCATTGCCTACCCATGTGCCAGTTTATGCGGATAGTGCAGAACCAAAATCTATTGATGAAATACGCAGATACGGCATTAGAATCAAGGGCGTAACCAAAGGAAAGGATTCAATCAACTACGGAATCCAAACTATGCAATCACAATCCTATTTGGTTACATCCACATCAACAAACTTGATTAAAGAACTACGCAACTATTGTTGGGATACCGATGCCCAAGGGCGTACAATGAATACACCGATTGGCACTGACCACGGAATTGATGCGTTTAGATACCATGAAATGATGGCTTTGGGTATCAAATCAAATTACGGAGTGTATTCAATCAAATAAATTGTTTATTTCGTGTGGGTTTTGTATATTCGCCACATGACAAAAACATGGACGGAATCCGAAATGGATGAACTACGGGCATTATTTCCAAACACACCCAACAAAGAACTCGCGACCAAATTCAACTGCACACTTTATGTCATTAGAAACATAGCGTGTAAGAACGGATTGAAGAAAAGCGAAGCGTACATGGAAGATTACTTGAAGAACAAAGCCCATCAGCATTTGCCAAAATACAAAAAAGGTCAAACAAGTTGGTGCAAAGGAACTAAGGGAGTAATGACCAATGGCGTTGAAACACGATTCAAGAAAGGACAAATCCCACATAACATTAAACCAATAGGGCATTTAAGCATTTGTAAGGGCTATATAACGATTAAAACGGAAGAAGGGTACAAGAAGTTACACCGCGTAATTTGGGAACAACACAACGGGAAAATACCACCATTGAAATTGGTAATATTTAAGGATGGTAACAATAGGAATTTTGACATTGACAATTTGCAGTTGGTTGATAAGGTTCACCATATGTTGAAACACCACCCAATGAAATACCCCCAAGACATAAAAGATGCAATAAATATCAAAAGAGAAATCATAAAATACATAAACAAACATGGCAAGAAACAAGATTAACGATGTGCGTGACCACTTATTTGAAGTTTTGGAACGCTTAAAAGATGGTGACATTGACATTGAAACGGCAAAAACGATGGCTGATGTAAGCCAAGTGATTATCAATTCAGCAAAGATTGAAGTTGATTTTATCCGTATCACTGGTGCAAACCAAAACACGGGATTCATCAAACTAACCGAAGGAGGTGATAAATGACCATAAGCCATTATCAGGAAATTCACAACCTAAAACAAGAAATTAAGCGGTTGAGATTACTCATCGTTGAAAACAAGGTACAACATGACCGCGAACTGCGATTACTCAAACAAGAAATTGTACAACCCAAAACCAATATCAATGACAACCCCACAACATGGGGTGAAGTGTTACGGGTTATTTGTGAGGTGATGGACATGACACCCGACCAAATCATTGCCAAGTCAAGAAAACGAAAAGCATTGTATGCCCGTCATATGTTTAACCATATATGCCGTAAAAGGTTGGGAATGACATTCATGGAGATAGGTAGTATTTCGCACCTGGATCACTCCACAATCATTTCATCGGTTAGGGAGTTTGGGGATATTTTGCATACCGACAAGGAGATGCAACGATACCATGCAAAGGTTCACACAATCTTACACGAAAGGTTGGCATAAACAATCACCATTTTAGGCGTTTTATAGATATATGATTGAAAACAAAAAGATAATTGTACCCACCGAACTGCGTGATGTAAAGTTACATCAAATGCTTACATACAACGGGTTAAAACCCGACATGGATGATGTATCAAGGCAGTTGGAAGCGGTGGCAATCTTTTGTGATTTGACCATGACGGAGGTGAAGAATATCCCCTTTGATACTTTGAAGTATTGCGTGGAAAAAATCACCACCATGTTGGAATCAAAACCAACCTTCACACCACGATTTGAATTCAAGGGTGTTGAATACGGATTTATCCCAAACTTTGACGAACTCACAACTGGGGAATTTATTGACATCGAAAATTACTGCAAAGAACCAAACGACCTTTGGAAAGTATTGTCGGTGTTGTATCGTCCCATCACCAAAAGTGGGCAGAATGGTAGATACGAAATCATGGCTTACAATGCTGAATTAAACACGGCATTCAAGGACATTGATGCCAACACTGCATTTGGTGCGTTGCTTTTTTTTTGGAGTTTAGGAATCGACTTATTGAATTCTTTCCTGAAGTATTTGCGGATGGTGAGGAAGGGGGAAGTAACGATGAAATACGACTTACCAAAAAGTGGGGATGGTTTGGAATGGTCTACCGACTTGCTAACCGAAATTTCCTCAACCTTGACAATGTTTATACAAAGCCCATTCAAACCGCTCTCATGTGGACCGCTTACGAAAGTGACATTGCGAAGATGGAACAAAAAGCAATTAGAACAAAATGAACAATAATCACATAGGCACGGCATTCGAGTTGATGAAGGATATCGCCAATCAGGAAGGTTGGAACTATTCTCATGGTACATTGACCGAATTGGATTTCAAAGCGTTTTTGGTATTCCCATTGATGCACTGCTCAATTCAATCCGTGGCATTGACTGACCAAGTTGCAACCATCCAAATGAACATTATGGTGGCGGATCGTGTGAACTATCTGAAAACTGAAAACGAACAACAAAACTTGATAACTGAATATTCGGAATATGGATACACCGAGAATCAAAACTATGGTAATATCCTCCAAGATTTGTATGTGAGATTTTCAAAGGGTTTGTGGCGTACTGAACAAGATTATTTTAGTCAAGTACAATACATTCGCCCGATTACCTTTCAACCATTTATTGAAACAATGGATTCAGTATTGGCGGGATATCAAATTACGCTTGGCATTGAATTGTATAACCCTTGGGTAACTGATGGCGATTGCGTTTAAGAATAGCGAAGCGGTTGTTGCTGAATACTCACAAAAGTGGGCAGTGGCTGCACGGCTATTATTGGAAGCAAAAAGACCAAGAACATCCATCCGTGCGAAGTGGAAAAAGGTTGGTGAAGGTTGGACACCCGTTTCAGTAAGTAAAAAGACATTCCGTGGTAACTATGTAGCCAGTGGGCAGTTGGTAAACTCCATTCAACCCAATCCAAACGGTATGACATTGGGCATCACCATGAACAAGACGGGTGATTATGTGCAGAATGGTAGAAAGCCAGGAAAGGGAATCCCACTTGATTCAATGCGTAATTGGACAAAGATGAAACGCATTCACCCCCGTGATTTGTCAACGGGTAGATTCAAATCAAAAGCAACTGCCGAATCCATGCAGTTCATGATGAATAGAAAGATAAAGCACTTTGGTATTGAACCATTCCCGTTTGTGACAATGTCGCGAACCGAGATACTACCATCATTCAACAAGGCGTTAACCAAAGCCATGGCACAAGACATTAAAAATAGATTTAAGCGATGACATTCAACGAACAACCATCCGCAATATGTGGTGCAAAATCCGCAATGATATACCAATTTTATGATTCGTTATACGCTGCCGATTCATTTTATTATCAGTGTGATGTGTATGTATGGACTGGCACAACCACCATTCCATCAACACCAAATTGGACAATCAACCGCAAACCCGACCAATACGGAAGTGGGCGTGGATGGATTGACATTCATAAATTGGTTGAACAAGAATTGACCGAAAACTATTTAGTCAACGGCACATACAAGCCAAATATCGAAGGTGGTGCAAAGCGTGTTGCCGTAAAGGTGCGTGGCGTTTATTTATCGGGCGGATTAACCACATACACGGCATATGCGACATCCAATGTGGTTTTGGCTACATTGGGTTATTCTTACACTGCGGAAGGGTTTAACGAAGGATTTAGCAAGGTTGTTTACACGGACAAAACCCAAGTAACAATTACACCTGAAACAACATCTGCATATTTGTGGTATGATGCTACGATAGTAACATCAATCACTTGTGGAACGGCGACAATAGCACCGAATGCGGTATCAACATCAAGCCAAGTTATCCAAGGCGTTGACATCATTCAACTCATGGCAGCTGGTGGAGTTGCATCAAGTACCAACATCACTTTTGTCAAGTCAGGGGATGATGTAGTGATTCCCGTGAACATGGTTTGCCAAAACAAGTATGGTCAACAAGATGTGTTATTCCTAAACAAATACGGGGTGTATGATTCCTTTTTGTTTAATGGCGTACACAAATCTAATTACGGCATCACAAGTGAAAAGTATTCACAACCTATTTACAAACAAACCAACTTGGCTGAATCATGGACATATGGAGTTGGCATTACCACACCATTCTTGACAAATAGCGTTGAGGTTATGACGGTGAACACGGATTGGATTACGCAGAACGATGTTGATGTAGTTGAGCAGATTTTTTATTCAACGAATGTATTGGTGAACGGACCACAAGTATTGTCCGCACGAATTGTTGACACGGCATTTGAACGCAAAACAAGATTGAATGAAAAGTTGATTTTGTACACCATCCAACTTGAATACAACCAACCAAAGATTAATAAGATAGTACGATGAGATTTTCATTGGCGATACAAAATAGTTCCACGGATACTGCGGGATATATCCTTTCCACATATTATGCCCGAACCACGGGTGCATTTGTTGAGGGGCAAGGATGTTGTGAAGAAAAATTGGAAGCATTGGGAGGAACTGTTACAACCCTGATGCCCGTGGATTTATTTGAAGATGAATCCGTTCCATTGACACGCCAATTAAAAGACCTTCAAAACCTTTCTACCATTTGGACTGATTACACCCAAGATTTCCAAATCCCTGCTTCACCAACCAACAACGCCATCTTCAATTCATGGTTTGATGAAAACTTGGTGATGGGTACATGGAATCCAAACCTTGGAAAAGATGCAACCATCTTCATCAATGGCTTACCCGTATTTGAAGGGCGTGTTGAGTTGATAGGATGTAAGTTCAAGGATGGATTGCTTGAACTTTATAACATCATTTTCTATGGCACAACCAAGAAACTTTTGGATGCGTGGGGTGAAACCCTAATGAACGAAGTGGATTGGAGTGCGTACAACCAAACTGCGAGTTATTCAAACATTTTGGCTTCATGGAATCAAACGCTATCAAGTGGTGATATTCTTTGGACAATAGCCGACTACAACCAAGGTTGGAGATATTCCAAGATGAAAGGCGTAAATGGTAACATCAAGGACCCTAATGGTGTTGAAATTGATGATTTAAGACCATCAATCCGTTTACGGGCTATGCTTACCACTGTGTTTGAACAAATTGGGTACACTTTGAGTGGTTCATTTTTAACACGACCTGAGATGGATGACTTGTACATCCTACCCATGCAAACCGCTGGACCTTTGTACGATCCGCAGTATGTTCAAAGTGGATTGTGTGAAGCCGAAACCATCGTTTACAATTACACACCAAAAACAATTTGGACGGCTAATTACACCAACATTGTTTTCACATCCGTTATATCAAACCCATCAGGGAACTACAACAACGGAAATGGTAAATACACAATAAACCGCACGGGTACATACCAATTTGAAGTTACAATTGACACATTAACCCAATCTGCACCCGCACCATTGGATGAAGTGCGATTTGTATGGCTAAAAAATGGGCGTGTAATGCAATCTGCAAACTACACAAGCGGGTTTTTAGTTCCCGAAACCTTGTTTTTCACGGGTGCATTTGTAACTGGTGATGTGATTCAATTTGCATACGAATCAAAAGGAACATGGTCATCGGCACAATTGCATTTTTATTGTTCTTATGCCCCACAAGGCATTAAAGGCAACATCGTGGACATGGGTGATGCCATGCCACAAAAGCCCATTAAGGACTTTGTTAATGGTGTTTTACAAGGTTTCAACTGCATATTAGTACCAACGGGTGAATCATCAATCGAAATTCATAACCTTCAAGATTGGTTTGCACTTGGAACAACCAAGAACTGGACACAATGGGTGGATGTGCGTGACATTCAGCACGATAAAATACCAATTCCACGCCATGTATCATTTACTCACCAAGAATCATCATGTTTGGCGAATGCTTACTACAAACAAATCAACCAAAGGGAATTTGGAAGTGCTAAGTTCATGCCCGTGATTGATTACCCAACGGATGAATTCAATGTTGAAACTCCATTCCATGTAATTGCACCACAAGCCATGAACGAAGTCAACGCAAATGGTCAAGTGGTACGCAAAACGGAATTGAACATTCCAGTGTTTATGGATTCGGATTCAAAGCCAGTTCAACAAGATTATACTTTGTTCTATTACGGAGGAAAGCAATCAATCAGCGATCCGTATTACTTTGATGGTAACATCCAATATGTATTGCCATTAATGACACCATATTCAGCGTATCCAACTTTATCCACAAGTTATTCAAACGCCTTTGGATTAGAATTGTCATTGCGTGGAGATGCCCCCGTAAATACGATGTATATGATGTATTGGAATGAATACCTGTCCCGTATGTATTCAACGCAATCAAGGGTGGTTAAAATGAGTGCAATCCTACCCGTAGGCGAGTGGTTGAACCTTGAATTGAACGACACAATTGCTATTTCATCCAATTACTACAAATTGCAATCAATCAAATACGATATGTTGACCGAGATAGCCAATTTGGAATTGGTTACCTATCCGAATGTTGACATCATTCGTTTTACAACCACGGGGCAAAGACCTGATTTTACCAACCCCGTTGTGTTACCCGCAGGACAAACCTACATCAAGGATTATTCAGTTGCCAAGGGTATCATGAACTCTTACAAGTTCAACGGGCAAGATTACTTGGACACCAACCAAGATATTGACTACAACAAGAACAATGTGTTCAGTTTGGTTCAGCAAGTGGATAACATACAAGGGATTTTGCAGTTCAACCAAATCACAATGTATAGAACCACACCTACATCAAGAACCACGGATTCAACGATTTGGGACCCCATTCCAATGGAAACGACAGAAACGATTGGGTATGTGGAAAACATTTCATCTAATATGCCACTTTGCAAATATGTGTGTACCGATGGAGGTCAATACAAGTTCACGGCTATGTGTGCATTTGGGCAAAGTGGTAACAAACAAATTGAGTTTGAAATCCAAGTAAACGGAATTGCTACAACCGCATATGGATTGACCGATTCAAACCACCATAGCGTAAACATGGAAACCATTGTGGACTTATCACCAACCGATGAAGTAACATTTGTTTGGAAGATGCAAACGGGTGGAAGCCATACAATTGTAATTCAAAAAGCCAACTTTTTAGTATTGAAAAAATGATAACACAAATAATTCAACTATTGCAATCACAAGAATGGTACGGAGTATCCGAGGTGGTGGAAATCGCCAAAGGCAAACACCAATACGCACAAACATTTTCACAAGTTCGTACAAAATATAAAAGAGCATACAAGTCATGGCGGAAGAAATAAATTTTAAGGTTAATGCCGACACCAAAGGGGCAGAAAAATCCATTGACAATTTAGAAAAAGGATTCAAGGGATTACCTGGCATAATTGGTAAAGCATCAAACGGATTGAAGGGGTTTGGTAAAACCTTGGCATCCATAGGCAATGCCGTCAAGACGGGTTTGGGATTTGGTATCTTGTTGGGTGTATTGGATACATTCAAAACAGTGTTGAGTGAAAACCAAGAAGTGGTTGATTTGCTGAACCAAGCCATGGTAGTCATGCAAGGCGTGGTGAATGGTGTTGTTGAAGTATTGAAGCCATTGTTTGTTTGGTTAGGCAAAGCGTTCAAAGATCCGAAGAAATGGTGGGATGATTTGGTATTGTCGTTCCAAAATGGCGCGAAGTGGATTAAGGATAACATGATTGACCAAGTGTTAAACAAGTTCGTGGAATGGGCAAACACCGCCAAGATTGCCGTGCTGGAACTGCGAAAGAATTGGAATGAATTCACTGGTGACACCGAAGAAGCCAAGAAGATAGGCGCAGAAATTGAAGCACTTCAAAAACAAAACATCGCATTGGCGGAAGCAAACGCCAAGAAGATGCAGAATATCAAGAAGGTTGTAAACAATGTTGTTGAAGGTGTTCAGGGTGCGTTTAAGACCATAGCAAAAGCAACCAAGAAAGCATTTGACAACAAGGACATATTGGCGGCAGCGGAAGCTAACATTCAAAAGTTACAAACCCTTTATCAAGGTATCGTTGAGAAGTATGATTTGATGGCAGAAAAGCAACGCCAATTGCGTGATGATGAAAACAAAACCATCGAAGATAGATTGGCTGCCAACAAAGAACTGCAACGCGTATTGGCGGAAGGTGAGCAAAAGGAACAAGAAAACATTAAAGCCCGTATGGGCATCATCCAAATGCAACAAAACTTGCTGGGGTATAACAAAGACCGAGCAAATGAATTGTTGGCATTACAACAAGAATTAACGGGAGTTACTGCAAAGTATGCTGGGTTGATGTCTGAAACCTTGACCAATGAAGTGTCATTAGGCAAGGAGGCGTTGGATATTCAAAAGTCAATCAACGAATCTAAATTGGCACAAACCGAAATCACTAACGAAGCATTGGTGGCTGAAAAACAAGCGGCGGTTGATAGGGCTGATTTAATCAAGAATGAATTTGAAAAACTCAAGGCACTTAAAGATGCACAAAAAGCATTAAAAGATGAAGAAATACGGCAACTTGATGAATTAAACGCTAAACGCCAAGCGGACTTTGATACACAATTATCGCAACTCACCAAGGGAACGGCTGCGTATCAAGAAGTATTGAATCAAAAAGCGGAAGCACAAACACAATATGATGCAGACCGCAAAACAAAAGAAATCGAATTTGCTACATGGTCAGCACAAAACGAAAAGGCGTTGACCGAATTAAAAATCAGCCAACAAGAAGCATTGGCAAGTGCAGTTACGGGTGCATTGCAATCCATAGCAACTGCCGTTGGTGAAGAAACCGCAGCGGGTAAAACCTTAGCGGTAGCAACTGCCATTATTGATACCTATATGGGGGCAACAAAAGCGTTGGCAGCTGGTGCGGGAACTCCCGTTGGTTATATCAATGCAGCGGCTATTATCGCAGCAGGATTTTCAAATGTTCGTAAAATGGTATCAACTCCAATACCAGGTGCAAACGATACTGCATCAGCATCTGCACCAACTGGACCAAGTGTTTCAATCGTGGGTGGTTCGGCTGATCCATCAGCGCAGATTGCAAGGTCATTGGCACAACAAAACCAAAAGCCAATCAAGGCGTATGCAGTTGCAACGGACATGAGTACACAACAAGCCCTTGACCGCAGAATCCAACAAAACGCAACATTCCCAGGATAAATCGTTATATAGAATATGAAAACATCATTTGAAAAATTCATGGCATCAAATGCCGTTAACCAAGTTGAGTTGGGTGAACATAAAGTTGAATTGGCTTCAATTGGGGATCTTGCATCCAAGGTAGAAAAAGCACGAACTGAAATTAATAATTTTAATAGTGAAGTTGCAAAGTTGCAAGCAATTGCAAAAACTCAATCAGGTAAAGGTATAGATATTACAAATTCTTTAGAAGATATTTTGAATATTTATAATGCTATTTCCGCTGATTTCAAAAAACTTGGACTTGACCCATCCAGTTATAAAGAATTGAAATTAGCAAAAGATTTATATTATTTTTATTATAATGGGGTTAAAAGATTCACTCAAGAAATGAAAAACCTCTTGTAATGAGAATTGTTGAACTTATATTGGATGAACAACAAATGGCAAGTGGCATTGATGCGATAAGCATCGTGGAAGCCCCCGCCATTGAATCCAATTTTGTTGCGTTAAAATCCCATGAAGTAAAGTTTGCCAAGGTAGATGCGGAAAAACGCATCTTGATGGGTCCTATCCTTATTCCCGATAAGCCCATTTACCGCAAACAAATCATTGATGGTGAATTGGATGAATTCTACATTTACTTTTCCAAGGATACAGTTCGCAAGGCATCACAAATGTTCTTGATAAAAGGTAACCAAGCCAACGCCACTGTTGAACACGAATTGTCAGTGCAAGGTGTGTGCATGGTTGAAACTTGGTTAAAAGAGGATATGGAAAAGGATAAATCTGCCATCTACGGAATGACTGATCCCGTAGGTACATGGATGGGTTGCTTAAAAGTAACCAACGACCAAGTGTGGAACGATGTAAAGGATGGCAAGTTTAAGGGATTCAGCATTGAAGGGTATTTTGCCGACAAAATGAAGATGAGTAAACAACCATCATTATTAGATGAGGTGAAAGACCTTTTACTTGAATATCAAAAATCTAACAATCTAAAAAAATAAAGTTTTATGAGTATGAACGCAGAAACAATCTTGGACCGCATCATGGTAAAATTGGGTATCGCTGAACCCGTTGCCGTGGAATTGGAACAAGTAAAAACCGAAGATGGTCAAGCCATTTTTGAAGCGGATGCCTTTGAAGTAGGTCAAGCCGTGTTTATCGTAACCGAAGATGGTAAAATCCCCGCACCCGCTGGTGAATTCGCTTTGGAAGATGGTAACATCGTTGAAGTAGATGAAAATGGTGTAATCGTTGAAATCGCTAAGAAAGAAGCCGAAGTTGCTGAAGAAGAAGTGATTGAAGAAGTGGTTGCCGAGGATGACATCATGAAGGAGGAAATCAAGGAAGAAATGGCAAAGCCAAAGAAAACCGTGAAAACCAAAACCGAAATGGAAGAATCTTATTTCAGCGCACAAATCAAAGAACTTGAAGCCAAGTTTGAAGCCCGTTTGAGTGCTTTGGAAGCCGAAAAGGTTGCTTTGAGTGCCGTTAACGCAGAATTGGAAGAAAGATTGTCAAGCGAACCCGCCCCACACACTCCATTCAACCCTGAAGCAACTACAACAAGTAAAGTACATTTTCACATTAGCGATAAGCGTGAAAAGACAATTAAAGACCGAGTTTTTGACCAACTTTTTAACTAAACTACACAAATGAAAAATAATCTTATCAAAACCCATTTGAGTGGTCCAACTGTATCGCCAAATACCTACGCAGGTTTATTTAGCAACAAATACATTGCGGCTGCTCTGTTGTCAGGCGAAACCTTGGCAAAAGAACTTATCACATTGCACCCCAATGTGGCTTTCAAAGAAGTTATCCGTAACTACCAAGATTCAATCACCATTGCTGATGCAACTTGTGATTTCACTGATTCTTCATCAGTAACTTTGGGTGAATATGTGTTGACTACCACCGAGAAGCAAGTTAACTTGCAGTTGTGCAAAAACCAATTGCGCACTACTTGGGAAGCAGCTCAAGCTGGTTTCAGTGCATTTGAAAAATTGCCCGCAACTTTCGAAGAATTCATGTTGGCACAAACTGCCGCTGAAGTTGCTCAAGCCAACGAATTGGGTATTTGGAAATCAAACCTTTGGTATGATTCTGCCTTGGTACCTGGTCAAGATGGTATGGTAGGTTACTTGATTGATAACTCTGCTATCGTACGCCCATTCTCAGGTGCTACAACTGGATCGAATGTTGTTGCTCGTTTGCAAGAAGCATTGGATTACTCACCTGCTGCATTGTATGGCAAAGAAGGTTACCAATACTATGTTGGTCCATCTACCATGAAGGCATACCAAGCCGCTTTGTCTGCTGGTAACTACAACTTCCAATTCTATGTTGGTGAAAAGCCAATGAACTTCCAAGGTATTCCCGTAACTATGTGTCCTGGTCTTAACGATTACGACTGCGTATTGGGTATGAAGTCAGATTTGCACTTCGGTACTGGTTTGTTGAGCGACTACAACGAAGTTAAGGTTATCGACATGAGTGATATTGATGGTTCACAAAATGTTCGTGTAATCATGCGCTTCACTGGTGGTATCATCGCTACCAACCCAACTCAACAAGTTGTAATTAATGTAACCTAATCCGACAAGGAAAATATAAACACGGGGTGGGCGTAAACACCCACCCCTTTTTTTTAACCAATAAAAATAGAAAAATATGCCAACTTGTGGAACATTATTAGGAAGATACGAACCATGTAAGCAATTTGTGGGCGGTTTGAAAGGTGCATTCTTTGTACCATTTGAATTTGCTAACCGAGTAACAAAGAGCGGTGCTGGTTTGGTAACTTTGATTGACAATGGTACAACTACCACCCCACTTTCTGCCCCTTTTTGGGAGTTGAAAGGTTTGTCAACCATGGAAACAACCGTAATCGCATCACGCGATAACGGAACAAACGCTTATGAAACAACATTTACTTTGTCATTCAAACCAAGCGGTAAAACACCCGTAACTGGTGATGCCGATATGGACCAATTGAAGGTATTGGCACAAGGTAGATGGCAAATCATCGTGTGGGATAGAAACGACCAATTTTGGTTGATTGGTGAAACCTTGGGTTGTGATGCCAATGGCGGAACATCTTCATGGGGTGTGCAGATGGGTGATGCCCGTTTGAACACTTTGACTTTCATGTCAAGTGAGCCAAACCCTCCAACACCCGTTGATGCGGATAATTACAGCGAAATTTCAAGCGTAATTACTCCCGTTCTTGCGGCTTAATTAGATTTAGTTTTATAGTTTGACTAACCCCTACCAACTCGGTGGGGGTTTTCTTTTGTAACAAAAACTTGGATTTGCGTTTTATAGGTATGCACATCAATAACACATCCACATCAGTTACATTCACGCCATTTGTGGATTTTGAAGGTGTGTCAACGGCAACCATTGAGGTATGGCATAAACCCACAAAAACGATGGTTACAAGAACGACTGCGTGTGTGAAGTCATATTCCTTCATCACAATGAGTTTACCCGTTTTAACGCCAATTAACGCAGTGGCAAAGAATACGGATGAATTGTTGTTCCGTGTGTACGATGGAGATATTTTGATGTGGGAGGTTTTGGGATATTGGATTACGGGAACAACAAACATTTACAATACTTGGAAACAGTTCACGACAACTGCACCTGGTACACCTAATTGGAAAACACTATGAATTTAGATTTTATACAATTACAATCATACACCGCACCATCCATCATTGAGCAAAAGAACAA